TCCAGGGTCTTCATTGATACAATAGGAGAAGGTAGTGGGGTGTACTCGTCCTTGCGAGAGACCGGAGACAGTGTGGTATCGGTGAAAGGGAGCGAGGCGGCTAAAGATAACAAAAAGAGATTGCTTACGGATGTTACTGGAGAGTTCACTTTTGCAAATATGAGGGCTTATATGTATTGGGCGTTGCGGGACGCGCTCGATCCCAGAGGAAAGAATCCGTTGGCCGTACCCCCGAACGGTAACTTCACCCGCGATGTTACCGAGCTTCGGTGGAAATTCCGCTCGGACGGAAAGATTATCATGGAGGACAAAGATGCGTTGAAGGCCCGTATCGGTCGTTCCCCGGATGAAGGAGACGCGGCGGCGAGTACTTATTATCCGAAGAAAACAAAGCAGGGTTTTGTGGCCGATGCCGATTACGACGTAACACCTGATTGAATGGAGTGAATGTAGTGAAGTTGATAAGAAGCGGTCGTAAGTATAGAGAGCTTGAGCAAAGGTTCGAGGTCCTAGAGGTTGAGCATAAGAAGATCCAAGAGTCGTTCTCTATTCTGACCGTGAAGGCGGAGGAAGCTGCAACCTATACCGGCAACCCTTACAAGACCTACAACGGGCAGGTGGCGGCAATATCGGATAAGTATAATTCTACCGCCGACTGGGGTAATCAAATCGTCAACAACATTATTGAGGTACGCTCCGCCTTTACTATTGGTCCCGGTGTGGAGGCTATGTTGCTCAAGGAAGGAAAGACAGAGGAACTCAACTTCATCGAGGACTTTATGCGTCGTAACGACCTTTTCTTCCGTTCCCCGCTTGCATGGGCGAAGGAAGCTGAGATTGAAGGTAAATGTCTGGTGCGCCTGGATGTAAAAGGAAATCCTAAATGGATTCATATTCGCTTCGTTCCCTGGTCTTTGGTCTCCTATACCGTCAATCCTAAGAAGGGGGATTATAGTACCATTGAAAACATTACCTATGAGAACGAGACAGGGAAGACGGGAACGGTAACTCTCAAGCCTGAAAACATGGCATACATAAAATTCGGAGGTCGGGCGTTTGAGGCGAACAAAACCTCACCCAAACTTGCTGGTGTACTTCGTCAGGTGGAGGATTTGGATAAGGCTCTATGGGACTGGCGAAAACTGAACCATCTTTTTGCTTCACCTACTCCGGTATTTGAGTGTGAGGACAAAGAAGAGGCCCAAGATATTCGGGCATGGATGAGTAATGCTAATTGGAAGATAGGTAAGTTGCTCATTACTACTGCCAAGTTCCGTCTGGAAGGTGCCGACGCTGCCGGGGCTGAGATGCTTATGCGTGAGATAGAAAGCCATGCCAAGGTAATTTCCGGTGCAGTTGGGGTTCCTGTCCACTTTCTTGGTTTCGTAGACCTTATGAGCAATCGTGCTACGGCCAAGAGTCTGTTGGAACTTGTTATGGCGAGTACGACGGTAGCACGGACGCTGTGGAAGGATTTCTATACCGAGGTCTTCCGAAAGGTACTTACTCTGGCTAACGAGGAAATGGAGAAAAGTTTTGATCCCGATTCTATTGGAGCCGATATTCCTCAGATAAGTGCGGCCAAGATCCAAGAGCTTGGTGAGACTTGGCTGCCGATGTATATAGACGGGGCAATCAGTCTTGAGACGTTTCTTTCCAAGGTTCCAGAGGTGGATGTGCGTAAGGAGATGAAGCGGATCGAGAAGCAGGAGAAGTCTCCGCCTCGTCGAAGGGATGTTCCCGTTCCTGAGCGTGTTGAGGAGGAAAACGAGAGAGAATGAAACAGTACTTTTCGGCAAAAATTGTAGCTATGGCTCAGTCGGAGATTCTCTCAATGGTGCCCTCGGCAGTGCTGAAACGTATACGGGAGAGAGATCTTCAGCCTGAGATTAGGGCTTACAGTATCGGGCATGAGGGAGAGGCGGAATTTGGGGTAGTTGGAGAAGGCTCTGTCCTGTTGCGGATGCTTAAAAACGCTGTGCGTATGATGTTCAGGGCGTTGAGTATGGGAACGGCTGTGTTTCACGGCCATACTGAGGATAATGAACATGGAGGGAGGGAGAAGATAGGCGAGGTAGTTGGTGGTGTACTCAAGGAAATGAAGGGGCGATTGAACACTGTGGCCGCCATCTACCTTTATCCTGGACAGGCGGCCAAACAGGGGATGCTCGACATTGCAAGTATTGAGGCGGAGGTGACGTATTCCGGTCATGGATCTCATGTGCAGATTGACAGCATTCCTAAAATTACCGGAATAGCTTTGGGTTCTTCCAAGGAAGAAAGTCCGGGCTTTCCTGGAGCAACTTTACTCGGAGCGGTTCGTGCGTTCCGAGAGGCGCAAATTAACCAAATGGCAGGAGATATAGCCATGTTTACTCTCGAAGAAATTAAAGAGGCGATCCGAGAGGGGGATCTTACACCGGGCCAGCTTTTCTCAAGGAAGGCGTTGCTGGAGGACGAGATAGTTGTAACTCATGTTGAGAAGGAGAAGCAGACCAATTTGAACATGCCAGACGTGTTGAAACCAAGCTCGGTGATGAGAGGAAAGAGAGGAGAGCGAAGGAGAAGGAACTTGACGAGCAACTGGCTGAACTTACGAGTACGAACAGGAAGTTAGCGAAGGAGAGCTTGAGCTTTCAGGCTTTGCAAATCGCAACTCCAATTCTCAATGAGAAAAAGCTCGATGAGGTGCAGCGAAAGTTCGTGGAGTCCAAACTTCCACTGTTCTCTTCCGACGCCGATGACCGGGTCAAGTTCAAGGCTGACCTGGAGGGTTACATCGACACGCAGCTTATGGATCTTAAAGAGACGAGTAAGTTGCTTGGTATTGAAGAGGAAGAGCCTGAACCTGAAGAGGAGGACGTAGGTCTCTCCGCTAAGGACAAGGACGAAAAGGGTTCTGAAGAGATCGACAAGTATATGGACCCGAAACAAAACGAATTCATTCCCGAAGACTGAGCAATAGTCTCTGGGGGTGGACTGAAAGAGAGGTGAAGCTAAAGTGGCGAATGACAATTTCAGGATGAGAAGCGCTCCGGTTGAGGGCACTTACCATGTTCTCACTGGATTGGAAGCCCCCAGCGGTGGAGTAGTTGCCGGACAGATGGGACAAGCCACTGACACTTATTATGTCGTGGTGACGGATGTTGCTGAAGGAGAGGAGTTTGCTGCTGCTTATCACATTGAGCGTATCGAACTTCCCTGCAACGCAACGACTACTGGGGAATTCACAGTGGGAGAAAAGGTCTACATTGATCTGGTGAATCAGATTATCGTAGATTCAGCCGCAGCTAGTGCTCTTGATCTAATCGGTGTCGTTACCAAAGCACCCGTGCTTGGCGCTACTTGGGTCGAGATCGAATTTGACGGGAAGCTGCATATCGTAGCGTAAACGAAAGGAGGTGAGATAGAGTGAAAGGTATAATTGTCAAAGACTGGAGTAAAATCGACTTTGCCAACCCGGAGCATGTTCGTAAGTTTCGGGGGGCGATGGCTCGATTCTTTCAGGCACCGGAAAAGAATCCAGAACTCAAGGCGGCTATTCGGGCGTTCTCGACCAAGAGTGACTTCCCCGCAGAGATCCTGAAGGTCTTGGAGAAGTTCCATCTTGACGCCGCCTACGACACTGCTTATGAGAGTCTCTTCGACATCCGGGACTTTACCGACACTACTGAGCCGGGCTTCTACCTCGTAGATGTGCAATCCGGCTTGACGTTTGATAAGGTCGTGGTTGGTGACAAGATCCGTGTGTACGATATTTCGGGTACGCGGGTCTCGGTTCCGTTCGACACCTATGGTGGTGCTCTTGGATGGGAACGGAAACTTCTCGATGATAGGCAGTACTGGACGATGGAGGACAGTGCCATTGCGTTCCGTAATGCCGCTTATCGTGGTAAGGCTCAGGCATACTACGCTCTGATTGATGCGCTCCCGGCATCACAGGATGTAGCGTGGGTTGCAGGAGCAGCTCAGTTGGAGCGCGACATCGCAACGATCAATGCGGCTTACCTTGCGATTATTACGGAGTGCGATAACTTCTACCCAGACGTTACCGCAAATACTCCGGTGACTCTGTTGGCTCCGCTTATGCTCAAGGAGCGTGTCTTGCGGGCTATGGGCGAACTCAGCCAAGCCTTCTCGTCGTCTACAAAGCGGGTTCCGTTTAACGTGAACCTCCAATTCACGACGATGTTGGCAAGTCAGACCGAGTTCTACATGGGTCTGCCTGGTCGGAAGAGCAAGGGCGGGAATCGCCAGAACCTCGAAATCGAGAGGGCTTATGACATCCTCGCGCTCACTCATCTCGTCGCTGGCAGTATGCGCTACGGCGCGGCCATCGGTGAGATCAGACAGCTTCGGAGGTGTTATTCGGTGTAAGGGAATCGGTCGCCAATGCCTTTTGGTTTGGTTACCGTATATGGGGAGGAGCTTTCGGGCTCCTCCCCACCTCCCGACTTAGGTAGGTGGAATGCTTTTAATGTCAAAGATCAAACTTCCTTCTGCGAAGGTAGATGGAACTCCCAGCCCTCCCCCAATTCTTATGTCTAGGAGGACTTATACAACACTTCCTCGTCCTACTCCAGAAAGGGCCGGTCCTGGTATACTAACTATGTCCAAATCTCGAAGGCGGTATCATGGCAGTGGTCGTCACAGTCCCAATCGTCGGTTGTGGGAGGTGTTACCGGACGGCTCCTGGAAAGGGCGCAGGTGTTTTATCATAGGAGGCGGTCCTAGCGCCAAGAACTTTCCTTGGGAAATCCTACGTGGAGAACTGGTGATAGGCGTCAATCGGGCTTTTGAGTTTTGCGATCCTACTATAATCTTTTCTATGGATACTCGTTTTTGGGGGTGGGTTGAAAAAGGCGATCTCGACCACATGAGTCAGCGGCACAAGAAAGGAACGCTAGATTCCAGGTCTACTCCTATAAGGCAGAAGTTTCAAGATTACGAAGGGTTCAAGTGCTGGTTAACTGTTGATGTGTTCCCATGGCCGGATGACATATATGTATTGGACTATGATAGAAAAGATGGCATGACTTCCTCCTTGCATACGGGTTTGGGGAGTGGTGGCAACAGCGGTTTCGGTGCGCTCAACCTGGCGTTGTGCTTGGGAGCCAGTCCTATATATCTTGTCGGTTTTGATATGAAAGGTGAGAATAGAAGGCAGGCTTGGTTTCATAATGGTTATCCTATGGTACAGCAATCGAACGTCTACAGCGAAAAGTTCTTACCTTCCTTCGAGCGGGCTATGAATGATATTCGGAGGTTTGGGGCACGGATCATCAACCTTAGTTCAAACAGTGCATTGAAGTGCTTTGAATTTGGAAAGATAGAGGACATCAAACCTATCCACCGCCCTCTGATTATTTCCTACTACACAAAGAATACGGGGTATGAGCGTGAGATTGCCCGCCTGCGTAAATCCGTTCGGAGGTTTGGGCTGGAGTATGAGTTTGTGGGGATTGAGAGTCGAGGAAGTTGGATGGCTAATACTTCTTACAAGGCTGAGTTTATTCTCAAGATGATGAACTTCCATCCTGGCAGGGATTTACTTTTTCTAGATGCCGATTCCGAACTCGTGCAGTACCCGGAATTGTTCGATGACTTCGATGCGGAATTTGCTGTTCACCAGTTTGACTGGTCGAACTTTCCCAAGAGAAGGAGTAATGCCAAGGAGCTTTCCTCTGCTGTCATCTACCTCAAGGACTGTAAGAAGGCGAGGGATATTCTAAAACACTGGATCGCCAGAAACGAGGCCATGAGAGGAGCCTCTGTGTGGGAACAGAAAAACTTGCAATGGGTAATTGAAAACAAAGGGTATGTCATCCAACATCTGCCTGCGAGCTATTGCCAGATTTTCGACTCCATGGCCTCGGTTGGCGAGCCTGTCA